GCTGGCGGCGGTGGTGATATAACAGGTGTTACCTTAGCTGGTGATTCAGGCTCTGCCGCCGACACTTCTGCTAACGTAGATCTAACTATTGCTGGCGGTAACGGCATAACCACTTCAGGCAGTAGCACCACATTGACTGTTGCTCTTGATGCCGCTTTAACCACTGTCACTTCTCTCTTAGCCACTGATATTAAGATCGGTGAAGATGACCAGACTAAAATCGACTTCGAGACGGCGGACGAAATCCATTTTTATGCAGCTAACGTAGAGCAGGTTTATCTTGGTGATAACATCTTCGGACCGGAGTCTGATAGTGACGTTGACTTAGGCTCCACAGGTGTGCGATGGAAAGATGCTTTTGTTGACAGTATAACAGTAACCGGGGAAATAGATGGAGCTTCATTAGATATATCAGGCAATGCTGATATTGATGGAACTTTGGAAGCAGACGCAATCACTGTTAATGGTAGCACACTAGCAAGTGTTATTGCTGGAACCACAGTGACCAATTCTACTATAGCAGCAACCATAAGCATTGCGGACAATGAAGACACTGACGAAAATAACCATATTACTTTTATAGCTAATGGAGCTGGTGGAGTAGCTGGTGGAATAGCCTATATAGAGCATGATGGAGATCTTCATTATAATCCTAGCTCAGGAACAGTTACAGCCACGATTTTTAAAGGAAACATAGACGCTGTAGATGGTGACTTCGATGGAACACTAGAAGCAGATGCGATTACTGTCGGAGGGGTTGCTTTAGCCACATATATTAGAGATACTGTTGGTACCAATATGCTTAGCAGTAATACAGAATCAGGTATTACTGTTACATATGACACTAGCAATGACAATATAGATTTCGCAATAGATGCGGCTCAGACTGGTATCACATCTCTCTTAGCCACTGATATTAAAATCGGTGAAGACGATCAGACTAAAATCGACTTTGAAACTGCCGACGAGATTCATTTTTATGCGGCTAACGTAGAACAGGTTTATCTTGGCAACAATATTTTTGGGCCACAATCTGACAGTGATGTTGATTTGGGGGCTACTGGAGTTAGATGGAAAGATGCTTTTGTTGACAGTATAACAGTAACTGGCGAAATTGATGGGGCTTCGTTAGACATATCAGGTGATGCTGATATCGACGGCACCCTTGAAGCAGACGCTATTACTGTGGGTGGCAGTACACTAGCAAGCGTGATTGCTGGAACCACAGTGTCTAATGCAACCACAGCAGCCGTGGCGACAACCGTAACTATTACGGACAACGAAAACACAAACGAAGACAACGCCATTATCTTTACCGCTGGTGGGGATGTAGATGGTGGTAATATTGGATTAGAATCAGACGGTGATCTTCACTACAATCCATCCACTGGAACAGTTACAGCCACGATTTTTAAAGGAAACATAGACGCTGTAGATGGTGACTTCGATGGAACACTAGAAGCAGATGCGATTACCGTGGGAGGAACGGCACTTAATACAGTCATTGCTGGAGTAACCGTTACTAACGCAACTACTGCTGCGGTGGCAACAACCGTAACTATTACGGATAATGAAAGTACCAACGAAGAAAACGCGATTATCTTTACCGCTGGCGGAGATGTAGATGGCGGTAATATTGGATTAGAGTCTGATGGAACGATGACTTACAATCCTTCCACGGGAACCATCACAGCCACTATCTTTAAGGGAAATGTGGACGCAGTAGATGGTGACTTCGATGGAACCTTGGAAGCCGATGCCATTACAGTAGGTGGGACTGCTCTTAACACAGTTATCGCTGGAGTAACCGTTACTAACGCCACTAACGCGGCTCATGTTTCTGTTGCAGATAACGAGAATACCGACGAAAACAATCTTATAACCTTTATTGAAGGCGCTAGTGCTACTGGAAATGTGGGATTAGAATCAGATGGGGATTTTCACTATAATCCTAGTTCAGGAACAGTCACGGCTACCATATTCAAGGGTAATATAGATGCTGTAGATGGAGACTTCGATGGAACACTGGAAGCAGATGCGATTACCGTGGGAGGAACTAATGTAGTTACAGGTGGTTTGATTTCATCTTTAGCTGCTACCGTTATTAGCGGTCTTACAGATGTTACCAGCACGGATTCTGATTATTTACTATTATGGGACGCCACAGATAGTGCTTTGAAAAAAGTTGACGCTGGCGAGTTTAGGGGTGGCGGTGGCGGATCTGGTGACATAACAGGTGTTACCCTGGCGGGTGATTCAGGTACGGCAGAAGATCTTACGGCTAACGTAAACCTAACTGTTGCTGGCGGCAATGGTATAACCACTTCAGGCAGTAGCGCCACATTGACTGTTGCTCTTGATGCAGCTTTAACCACCGTTACGTCTCTGTTAGCCACAGATATCAAAATCGGTGAAGACGATCAGACTAAGATTGACTTTGAAACTGCCGATGAAATTCATTTCTATGCGGCTAACGTACATGAAGTCACGTTAGCAGCTAATGAGCTTTCGCCCAATACTAGTGATGGCATAGCGCTGGGAACTGGCAGCAAGATGTGGTCAGATCTTTTCTTGGCCAGCGCCGGTGTTATTAATTTCAATAATGGTGATGTTACTTTAACTCATTCTTCAAACGCTGTTACGGTTGGTGGAGGAAAATTCTCTGTACAGCACAATACTGGCGAGCTTGCTTTATTTGAGAGAACTGGTGGTAATGGGAATGCTTATATTACTATTGATGCCACCAATGATTCCGACAATCATGCGCAAGCTCAACTCAGACTAACAACAGGCGTTGATGGAGACTCTAGGATATACTTTGGTGACACTGACGACGTTGATAGGGGCTGTATTTGTTATGACCACGCCGACGAGACCTTGATAATAAAATCCGGCACCGCTGGAGGTAATACGGGTTCTACTACAGCCATCACGATTGACACGAACCAAGCAACAACATTTGCTGGCGGCATTACTGTTGGTGTTAATGATACTGGCCACGATGTAAAATTGTTTGGAGCTACTGCTGGCGCTTACACATTATTTGATGAAAGCGAAGACAGGCTCCATTTAGTAGGTGTCAATTATGTCCAAGAGGCTGTCCCAGCTAATGATACGCCAACTGCAGAAGATGCTACTGTGACTTTAGACTTGAAAAAAGGTAACTATCATAACATATCTCTTGGCGCTAATGTGACTAAATTCGAATTTACCAACGCCAAAAGAGGTCAAAGATTTATTCTTAGAATCACACAACACGCGTCGAGTGCAAAGACTGTGTCTTGGAGCAATGTTGATTCAGACACTAGTGGGACAGCGGCGGCTGTGAGATGGGCTGCCGGTGTTGCCCCAGTTATGGCTACTTCAACGGCCCACACAGATGTTTACGGGTTTCTTTGCACTAATAATGCGGGGACCGCATTTGATGGATTCATCATAGGTCAGGATTTACCAGACTAATGGCTAACTTAAGAGATCATGTGGTTATTGTAACTCTGGTGACGGAGAACGAAGGGGAATGTTCTGGGTCAGGCCCAAGTTATACTGTAACTTATGATACTGGTGAGGATGCGACAGGTGTTGATGTTGGGGACCATGCATATGTTGAAAAAAGAGAAGCAGGTGCGGGTGGTGGTAGTTCTGTTTTGTCCACATATGTATATGTGATTACGGATATAGCCGAAGATGGCTCTGATGCGTCTCCAGCCGAAATGACATTGAAATATATATATGATACAGAAGGTACTGGTGATGATTCGCCTTGTGATTTACCTAAAGGTACTGGTAGTTCTGGATCGCCAGCTAAAGCAGACCATAAGATAGTAAGAATTTTAGGGCCAGCATATGAAATGTTTGTTGAGTAGTTGGCCTAAATCGCTTAATAAATAACATCAAATGTCTTCTGCGGATCAATATATGGAAAAATTGAAGTTTAATCCGGAACAAATTGCCAAAGAATGCCAGTGTCCGCAATCAGGATTCTGTGCTTTCTTTGGGCAAGAAATGACATATGACCCACCGAATTGGCAGTGGTGTCAAAATGCTACGCCAAAAGAAAGAATGTGGTATAAGGAGCAGTGTGATAAAAAGCACGATAGGCGATCTTATAAGTTGAGTGGGCGTTTTGTAACCATTGGCAATATGATTCATGCGATTAAGACCAAGCTATTGCCAAAATTGGGGGGTTTAAACTTAAAAGGGATTGTGGGTGTCCCTAGATCCGGGGTGTTTCCCGCTAGCTTGGTGGCTATGTGGTTGAATATTCCGATATATACGTTTAATAAAAAGGGTGATCTTTCTCCGCTTTCCGCATTGACTGACTTTGGCGGATTTAGGATGCAAAATCACAAAGAGAGAGATGGGAAGATTTTTATCCTTGACGACACATTATATGGCGGCATTGCTATTAAAAATGTAAAAGAAATTGTAGGAAAAAGGGATGATGTGATATATGGTGTGGTTTATGTTCACTCGCAGCGTTCTAATGCTGTAGACATTTTTGCGGAGACATTAGACCCACCACACCTTTTAGAATGGAATTTCTTCAACAGTTCTTATATAGAAAATTCATTCTTAGACTTTGACGGAATATTATGCCCCAATGTTCCTTATGAATGCACTCTAGATGAAGAAAGTTACGTTGATTATATAACAAATGTGGAGCCACTTTATTATAGGAAGCCTTCTACATATAAATGTAAGGGGATTATAACTGCTAGGCTTGAAAAATATAGAGGCGTAACTGAAGCATGGCTTAAAAAACACAATATAAAATATGGGAAATTGATAATGTTTCCTACTGAAAGAGAAAAAGAAAGAAACGCCAATCACGTTATTGAAGCAGCAACATTTAAGGCTCAGGTTATTAGTCGTTATCCTCCGTGCTATTTTATTGAAAGTGAAATACCAGAGGCTAGAATTATAAGAGAAAAAGCCCTCACCACTACGATCATCTGCCCAGAAGAAGGAAGATTTGCATAATGGGGTCAATTAAGGAATATGAGACGTTACAAGAGATGTATTTGGATGTCCCAAAGGATGGGGTGGGGGTAGAAATTGGGGTCTGTAAGGGGATGAATTCAATTAATCTCTGGCATATAACAAAGCCATTTAAGATGTATCTGTGTGATATTTGGGAAGAACGACACCCAAATTTAGGCTTAATTGAAGAACCAAGACTATGGGAAGATGACCATGAAGATCTCGTTGGCGCATTATTTTCAAGAGAAATAAATGATGGAAAAGTAGAACTTATTAAAAAGTGGGGGGCCACCTTTTTGTCTGGTTTAGAGTATGATTCTTTAGACTGGGCTTATATAGATGCCTGCCATGATTACAAGCCGATTTCGATGGAGATCGACCAAGCGTTGCTAAAAGTAAAAAAAGGTGGCTTAATAATGGGGCACGACTACGTAACCAACTGCCAAGTTTGGAGAGCTGGAGTTATCAGAGCAGTTAACGAAAGGATTCAAAGTGGCGATATGAAGATGATAGGAATTACGATAGAAAAGTTCCCAAGCTATATGTGTGAGGTTTTATGATATACCTGCCAAAACGGGCGGTGTTTATACACATACCAAGGACTGGCGGCAATTCGATCAAAAATGCCATAGCGAGAAGTTGCATAGGACACGGGATAGCGTGCTTGGTTAGCACAACCCCCAATTTTATAGAAGAATTGGAGATGGTGCAGGGCCATCAGACGGCTTATAATTTAAAACCATATATAAAAGAGTGGGACGATATTTACCGATTTGCAATTCACAGACCAAAAGAAGATAGATTTGAAAGCATGTTTAGACTTATAGAGAATGTCAGGAAAAAAAATATTCACAAGCGATCAAACATCTACGAAGAAATCAGAGACATAATATGCAGAGACGACTACAAAGAGTGGATTACAGAAAACTGGGATGGCCATACAACGGAATTTTTTACAAAAGGAAAGCGCGGTGAAGATCTTGGAGTTGAAATATATAACTTTGAAGAATTAAATAAGGTGTGGGATAAGATATGCGATAAATGCCAGATCCCCAGATGTCCCCTACCTAAATTGTGTGAAAGTTTTTAGACATGTTATATCTCCCACAGAGAGCTGCATTTATACACATACCGAGAACTGGTGGCCACTCAATAAAATCTGCTATCAGCAATGTTTGTCTAAGGCATAATATTCCGGTGGTCGCAAGTACCATCCCCTCTTGGATAAAACAATACGATAGGGTTGAGATACACCAAAGAGCCATAAACTTAAAAGGTTATATCAGAGAATGGAGTGATATTTATAGGTTCGCCATAGATAGACCAATAGAGGATAGAATCAATAGCGTCATAAAATGGGTAGAGCATCTTAAAAGCATAAACTTTCATAAAGACCCAAATATATCAGATGAAATTAAAGAACTCATAGAAAGAGATGATTATAAAGATCATATAAAAAGAACTTGGGAACCTTACGACACCCAGTTTTTTACCAGAGGAAACTACGGAGAAGATTTGGCTGTTGAAGTTTATCCATTTGAACAATTAAACAAGAGGTGGTATGAAATATGTGATAAGTGTGAAATTCCTAGATGTGAACTTCCTAAACTTAATTCCCCATCCGTGTAAATCAGATATAACTTCATTTGAAAGTGATAAATAAGAGAAATAAACGAGAATTCAAAAATAAAGTATGTCAATTTACATAAGTTATCCAGATGTGACCGGATTGAGCCTAGCGGCTTCGATTGAAAGATTATCCGACAATTATGAGTGGGATAATGTTACGAAGCAGTTTGCGTCTTCTGTGGCCTTTGCTAATAAGAAAATCGTTCTCACAGAGGGCACTAGCGAAAATTTAGGCACTTATACTGGCAAAAATGCTGGTGATATGGGAGATGCTGGGGATATATTATTAAGAGTACATGATCTTAATGATAGTAATGTATCGCTGGCGACTGCTCAGGCATATGTTATTGGTGGCATAGAACTTACGAGAACGCAAGATGTACCATTGACAATGGCGAACATTATTTCTGCTTTCACTGATGCGGCAGCACAAATTCAAATTGTTGCTGTTAAAGAACGTAGAACACACGCAGAAGTGGCTTCTGCTGTAAAGAGTATGCCCCAGAAATTGCCATGCGTAGTGGATCCAGCATTTAACGATGATTAATCTTAATTCTGGATTGATAAACAATTTGCGTCAAAATTATTGTAAGACATGCTTGTTATATGAGGTAAAATAATGTCAAAGCAAGTTCCATTCACTGTTCACATTAAAATCTTCCCGCAGCGACCGGGTAAGAGAACTGAAAACATGAGAGAGTTGCAACGAATAGCGTCGTTGATTAGCGATTCCGTAGTAGACGCCGAAGTTGGCACTGAAAGATGGAGTAGTGGTGACACTATCAATGTTGCTACGCCGTCCGGTGGCCAATCGTATGGAGGAAGTGATGCTGGCCCAACGGGTAGTGTTAGTAGCAGATTTAGTGATTTATCATATGGTGGCGCAGTAGTACCACAATTTGGAGATGCTCCTCCGCAAGTACGTATCACAGGATTTTACACTTCATCTAGTGCCAATAATCAACCCCATCCCGACACGACATTGGTTCATGCTGGCCAAACTCTCACTAGAGCGGGCGGCGCTCACCCATGGGAAACGGGGGGCAATCCAACATCGACGATAGAAACTGAAGTAAAAGCATTAAAGACATTTTTGGAAACAAATATTACAGCTGGTCTCCCTAGTAGCATAACATATAAAATATTCAGAATTGAGTATTCGGGCATTGTCTGGGGAGACAGAGGTCACCATTTTCCTAAATAGAGGGCCAACCATGCCAATTGATACAACTGTAGCTGGACAAAAGGGTTTTCAGAGAATGATTGATGCTAGGATAGAAGAATATGCAAAAAGGGTCCAAGATGGGAGCACAGATATTTTCGCTGAGAAGTTGCCCGACTCGTGCTATCCTACTAAACAAGAATTAGAATTTTGGGTTGAATATGTTATTGACTGATTGGGTGTAAAATGGCGATTATTGCGCCAGCCGATTTACCGGCTGTTTTAAAAGTAAATCCTGAACCTATGAAGAAGTATGTCCTATCTAAATTAGGACATCCGGTAGTTGAAGTAGAAATAACCGAAGATCAATGGAATTCAATCTTAACTGTGGCTGGCGATTTTATCGCTGGGTATTTTCCTAGGGAGCAAAAAATAGCTTTGTTTTACACAGAGCCTCTAAAATCTACTTATCCAATGCCCGCAGATGCTTATTGGATACAAGAAGTTTCTTGGGATCCAGTGTCGACAAGGATAGATGATGTTTTTGGCGCTGAATCCTTTTTATTCAATATTGGAAATATTTCTGGTATTCAAAATATTTTAACAGATTATCACTTATTGCAGGCATATAGAAAATTTAGCCAAAAGGTTTTAGGCACAGAAGGTCATTGGGAAGTCATTGGGGAGGTAGATGGGGAATCTAAAGATCAATTAATAAGGTTATATCCAACACCAAAGGGTGCTTTCCCCGTGGTTGTTCTTTATACACCAGTGGTGAATCACTTTAGAAGTCCGCAAGCAAAACAATTAGCATTTGATATGATGTTGGCAGAAGCCAAAGTAATGGTTGGTAGTGCCAGGCGTAAAGTTACTGGCGTGCCAACTCCTGATGGTGGCTCTGTTAATTATGATGGTGCTGAATTGGTGGCCGAAGGCATTAAAGAAAAAGAAGAAATCATTGAGAGAGCTTATCAGTTAGGCGAACCTTTAAGCATTACGGTGTGGTGATTATGTCTAGAGGTATTACATTACGACACCAACTTGAAGTCATGGGCACTGACCAGATATTAATCCCTGGTTGTGAACCCACTTCTGCTATAACATCAGACGCATTAAATAGAGCTGCGACCTGCAATGGTGCATTGGTAAATTTAAAAGATGCCCTTGCGGCTATCCCTGGGTCTTACACATTATATTCTCATAATTTTGGGTCTGGGCATGTAAGGAAGAAATGGTTTGTTCTTCCAACAATAAAAACTGAATGCGGCTCAGACGAAGATGTTTGCCCAAAATACCCAGACTACTATAACACATTAAGAACCATAGCTTCGACCACTACCACTACTACTACGAATTATGATCATTGTGACATTGCCGGAACGGGCTTTTGCCCATCTCCAGATTTTGCAAGCACGCCCAAACCTCCTACCAATCCATATGTGGCAGAAGGCACTATAAAAGGCTTGACGCGATAAGTTATCGATTCATATAAATGCTGATGGCTATCAGTTTGGTTTCTTCCAAATATAAATTTGGAGGAATAACATGATACATCAGTTTGCTCAAGATACAGGCGGAGTGTCTGCTGATAGGTTTAATTCTACATTAAAAAGTTTTAGGTCTGACATAGAGCAACGTAATTCTCCTATACAGATTCATAATCCTGAGAGTGCTGATTTAAAATTGGCAAGATCGTTGGCCAATGAACAAATAAATGTGTCGGGAGCAGAAATAAAAGTTTATATTAGGACAAATAATGCTGATTACGATGAAGTGTGGGATGAAGATCCAGATCCCACTTATTGGAATCCAGAATTTATGAAAGCGTACTTTAAACCACAGCCCATAGAAGTTGAACTGGCCAAATGGGGCGCTGATACTAAAAATAAAACAGAAGTGGTTTTTAGTCATTTACAAGTTTTTGATCAATTCGGCGAAAGAATGCTTAGGGCTGGTGATGTCATTCAGTTGCCTTACAACGCAGCCGCAATAAGTCCTAAGAATTTTAGAATAATCAATGCCACCCCCAGTGGGAATTTTAGGTATCATTGGTTATATTTAACATGTACTGTTGAAACTCTTGCCGCCGATATTACGATTAGGCCAGAAGAAGACATGCCCAGTGAAGAAAGGATGAAAACGAATGGCAGATATGTCGAAGGTCTCTGAGGCCATTAGCGGACAAATTAGCGCAGAATTTAAAGTAAAACAACATTCAATATTAAATGCTGTAGCCAAAGGCATAGCAGAAGATATAGATGCGTTATTAGAAAATAAAGTTAGCCTTAGTCAACCTCAAGGGAAAGAGGCAACTGGCGTTAAAATAGACTTCTTTATTCATGGTACTGCGTCTATGGATGAAGAAGAAAGTGAAGCAGCCTCTGAAAAAGTTTTAAACTACATGAATGATTTGAAAAACCCAAGTTCGTTGATATCAATGTTGCGCAATAATGGTGTTATATAATGCCTATTTATGATTTTAATTCTGATTTCACAGTACAATCCAAGGGATTTGGTAGCCAAATTCCACAGGGGTTAAGTGAAATACCCGCAGTGCGGCAGCTTGGACATTCTGGTGCTGGCCGCAATCCATTTGATGGTTCTGATTTTTTAGCATTTCCATCTGATGTAGAAGAATTTTTGATTCCTGGATTCAGGTCATTAGATGACACTATGAAACAGTATTGGTCTGGTATCAGAGTCCCGACTAAAGATTCTTATAGATTTATGAGAGTAAAAATATCTGGTGGTGATAAAAGCTTATTGGTTTGGGCTGATGATTTAAAAGAAGGTAGAGCGAGGCTCCCATTGGCAGCTATAAGCAGAGAGGGCCATGAATACAATCCTGATAAATTCAGTCCCCCTTATGTTCCTATGGCCATTAGATATCTTAATACTAGAAAAACTCTTGCCGCCAAAGTATATCGCCCTGTGCCTTTCAATGTAAATTATACATTGACAATATGGACCGAACATAAACGAGATGCAGAATATATTTTATATCAAATATTAACTAGGTTTAATCCACTCGCCGAATTTAGGATGTTTGATGGCAAACTTCAGGGAAATATACAAATGAAGTTTGGTGGTTCAACTGATGCTAGTGAAAAAGAAACAGGATATGATCAACACGCAAATGTAAGGTATGAAGCGACTTTTACAGCGGAAGCATGGTTGCCAATTCCTGAGGAAATTGTGCCAACTGTAACTGGTAGAGTCACAACATTGAATGAAAAAGTTGGTCAGGTTTTGCTAGCTTCGCAAGGTGGTCATGGATACGGAGCGCCACATTGGAGAGAACCTGTACAAACAACTACAGATGCTGCATTTGATAGAACGCCACCAGGAGTTTTTGGGCGTCACCCCGATTGATGTTGAAACAATTTTAAAAGGAGCACACAACGATGGCTAAGCAAAAAACCCATGTCGTAAGAATTTATAATGATAGTCCACAGATGATTGCCCTACAGGTGCGTGCACCGGGCGGCGATTTTTTTAAAAATGAACAACAGGTAAGATTGTCATCGGGTCAGGATGCATTATTACCTAAAAGTTTTTTGTTGAATGATCAAGTTAAGAATTTGGTGGCCAGAGGAATGTTGAAAGTGACTTATGATAGTGAATTGTTGGAAGACCAAGAGCAGATTTTGACTTCTTAGTTCTTTCGGCAAAAATATCAGTAACTGATAATGAAGTGTTAGGAGTAACCAAATGGCAGTTTATCTAAGTCCTGGGGTTTTCCCACGAGAGATAGATCTTAGTGTTATCCCATCTGCAGTCGGACCATTGCGTCCAGCGTTTATAGGGACAGCCCAAAAGGGACCCATGAATGTGCCCACGCTTGTCACCAACTCGCAGCAGGCTATTGATACTTTCGGTGATCCATTCACCGAGAGCTATCTCATGTATGCTGTTCTTTCATATATGGAAGAAGGCAATGCGGCGTATGTCATGCGTATTGGGGTGGAGTATGATACTGGTCAAGTAGCCACTTTACAAAATATCTCTATTGATACATCTGGAAATAGAAATCAAGGTTGGGGCAGAATCGCGTTATTTACCGGAATAGATTATGGTAAAATCAATCTGGCTAAGGTTGATTCCAGTAATACAGTGACATTTCATGCTGCATCTGTTACTGGCATTACCTATAATGACTCTGCAGATGCTGGCACATTTGGGGCTACTTCCGCCACTTTGAATACTCTTGGCACATACACAGGTGCCATCGATGATTCATTCGTGATGATTATTACTGGCTCTCCCAATGTTTCCGATAATGCAAAAGTTGATGGCGCAACATTTGAAATCATTAGAAATAGTGATGGCGAAGTTGTGGCAGATGGAACGTTAAATGAAATTGACGGTGATGGCGGCGAAGTTGACGGCGTATCAAATTGGGTTTCGATTGGTTCTGGGCTTTCGATTCGAGCGAATGTTTCGTCTGGTGTGCTGCAAGTAAATGATACATTCTCATTTAGTGTTGTTCCGGACAACAGATCATTCAAACTGGCCGTAGATGGTGCTGCTGGAACAGAATACACGTTTGGTTCTACTACTTATTCTGATCTTGACACTTTTGTGGCCGCATTCAATGCATTATTGTCTGGTGAAAACTATTCAATGGTGGCCCATGAGTTGGCAGATGGGACCAGCATTCCTCAACTCCGTACAACCACTGCTGGTGAACGAATTCAGATCATAAGCGGCACAAATGGTAGTAAAGCATGGGCATTGGAAGTGGGGTCGGAACAATGGGCCTACGATATCCCAAGAAGCCATTTGATCAGCGTTGCCAGCGGATCGTATGATATTACCACTTCAAATAATCGAGTTGTTATTGATCTGGTAGGATCTGCTGCATCTTCAGCGCTTTCTCCCACCACAACTACTTCCGCTGTTTCTGGATTGCTCACCAAACGGGTGGAATTTAATGTGCCCGTGGGGAATGATCAGACTGAAACTGCTTTATCGGCGGCCATTGATGTTGCTGGTGTGGTTGCCGGGGAAACATTGTTTGATTCATTTGCACTGACGGTGCCCGATGGGTCGAAAAAAGTCGTCATCGTCGTTGCGGCTGGCAGACAATTTGACACCCTGCAAATGGTGGCAGATTACTCTAATATTCGTACGTTGCGATTTGCAGAAGAACTTGATATCAGTTTCCCGTATCGTAAATCGTATCGAGGATTTGGCGACAATCGTTTAGTGTTGCCCGCTTCTGGTGAAACTGATGCTGCGACTCCGCTGTCTTGTGAAACCAATGCTCTCAGCGCAACATGCACATCTGACACTGGATATTTCGCAAATATCGTTGGGTGGTTAGTTGCTACTTCGCCTGGTACATGGTTGGGTGACAGCGCTGGTGTTGATGCCTACTCAATGGATCTCGAAGCATTTGTGGAAGGTGTTGGTGAAACAGCTGGTCGCTATAGGTTAGTCATTAAAGACAAACTTGGTGCAGTTGTTGAAACATTGACTGATTTCACTTTTGATCAGAGAGATGAGAGATACATCGGAAATCTGGTCAATAAGGGTACCACAATTGGTGGAACCAATGGTAATCAATTTATCAATTGGGAACCACGACCAGCATACTTAAACAATAACAAGAGTGTTGTCACTGGCACCAACGCATATGCTGTCAGACTGCCGTCGCAATTCTTTAACAAATCGTTCCGTGGTATGCAGAATGGCATCCCGTCTGATCCGGCCCATTCTAGCGAATTAGATTCTGCAGTTATCGGCAACCCGTCGACTAACTCTGGCATTTATGCTTTCCAGAACCCGGAAGCCATTGACATTAATTTGTTGATCATTCCTGGGTTTTCCAGCGGTGCGGTTATTGGTACCGGATTGCAAATGTGCGAAAGCCGTGGCGACGTTCTGATGTTGGTCGATCCTCCGTTTGGACTTCGACCACAGCAGGCCATCGATTGGCATAACGGCATGCTGTTATCTGACGTTGCGGCTGCTATCAATAGTAGCTATGGCGCATTATACTGGGGATGGGTTAAAATTTTTGACCAGTTCTCTAGTCAGGAAGTTTGGGTTCCGCCGTCTGGTCACGTGTCCGCTGTTTTCTCACGCACAGCCCGTGAGAGAGAACAATGGTTTGCCCCAGCTGGTTTGCAGCGTGGACATCTGTTGACAGCTTTAGATGTTGAGTATTCTCCGACTCAGGGTGAACGAGATGCTCTTTATGGTTCTGGTAACGCTGTCAACCCACTTGTTAAATTCCCACAGGATGGAATTACGATTTGGGGACAGAGAACGCTTAAGAGAACATCGTCTGCTTTGGATCGTGTAAATGTTAGAATGCTGTTGATCTTCTTAAAGAAGAATCTCACAAGAACGCTCAGAAACTTTGTCTTCGAGCCTAATGACTCGGTTCTTTGGTCGCAGGTTAGAAACACTATCAATCCGTTCTTGGCTGATATTACGGCCAGGCGAGGATTGCAGGCGTTCAAAGTTGTTTGTGATGAAACCAACAACACACCAGAAAGAATTGATAGAAACGAATTGTGGGTTTCGGTCTTCCTTAAGCCTACTCGCACCGTCGAGTTTGTCGTTTTAAACCTTGTAATTCTCCGCACCGGCGCGAGCTTCTCTGCTGAAGAAGTTCTCGCTGCTGGCGGTGTTGTGTCAAATACGTAAATAGCCCATTGGAGGGAATTTAAATGCCAGGTTTCAATGTTGTTGGTGCTGGCGGTGATCCGGATGGCCCGTCGAATACCATAGAAATTAGACGTAAACACAGGTGGCTGTTTGAAACGCTAGGTCCTATTGATCAACGAGCGTTGTTGATTTTACAGTCTGCTTCCAGACCGAGTTTTAAATTCGAAGAACCAGAAATGCATCATAACCAGGAAGTTGCTTACTTCGCTGGTAAGCAGTCCTGGGACCCGATTACGTTGGTTTGGTATGATTCGGAGCAAAATCCGGATGTTTCCCAA